ATTTTGTTTGGCGTACTAGTAGAGTTGTTGGAGGATCGACAACTACACCAGCATTACCAAAGTTGTAATATTTATATAAAATGGAACGTGATGAATAAAATAACAGTTTTATTTCCCGGAGGATTTAAACCATTAACGGGAGCTCATTTAGCATTAGCACAACGATATGCTGAATCTCCGCAAGTAGGTCAAGTTATATTGCTAATAGGCCCCAACTCGCGCGATGGCATTACTAGAGAACAAACCATTGAAATGTTTAATTTACTCAATGACAATCCTGACATCATTATTCAACCTACACAACACAATTCACCAATTGTAGCTGCATATGAATATTTGTTTGATTTGTCATCTGATGCCGTCGGCCGATATGCTATGGCAGCCTCTACCAAAGGTGATGATTACGTTAGAGCAAAAACGTTTGTTCCAAATGTAGACAAATATGCAACAATTGGCGATAAAACGGGACGTAAAATTCCTCCCGGAATTGATGCAACAGAACTAAGCATCGATGTAGATCCAGAAACATACCCAGATGGCACGCCCATATCAGCAACCACCGTACGACAAGCAATTGCAAATCGAGATTACGAAACGTTTCGTGCATCATATCCGCAATTTAAAGATGCTGTAGTTAAAAATGTATGGCAAATTGCAACCGGTTTGCAGGAAGCATTGTTTACTAAAGAATGGTGGGCAAAAAATTTACAAGAAGATATTGATGAAGTATTTGCCGCTACAATGAATAATGCTGAAACTCGACGACATAAAAATAAAATCAACAAATTAAGTAACTATTTAGATAAACAAGGTGATCGATCATTTACGTATGATTTTGATAAATTTCCAAAAACAGTTTATGGTGCACGACTAATGGAAGGTGGTGCAGCTGGACATATGGCGCACCCGTGGGACGATCATGGCTTAACTTTCAATGACATGAAAGAAATTGTTAGCAGAGCGTTAGAAGGGCGATTAGATATCGAACAAGCAGTAACAGAAAAAACCGACGGTCAAAACATTCAAGTAACATGGAAAAATGGACAAATTGGATTTGCACGAAATAAAGGTACTGTTATTACGCCGATGTCTGTACAACAAATACAAGATAAGTTTGGAGGTAGAGGGCCAATATCAGATGCATTTGGAAATGCTGCAGAAGATTTAGCAGAAGCATTTAGTCGCGTACCGCAAGATAAACTCAACCAAATATTTAAAAATGGTCGAGTATTTGCTAATATGGAAATTATTTATCCAGCAACGCGCAATGTTATTTCATATGAAGTTGCCGTATTACAATTTCACAACTTGATAGAATATGATGAACAAGGCAATCAAGTAGAAACAGATCTTTCGGGCGGCGCTACCTTGCAAAGTATTATTCAAGATGCTAATGCACACCTTCAAAAAACATTTTCATTTATTCCACCGCAACGAATTAAAATTGGTAAAATTTCCGATTTTGAAGATCAACAAGCTGCATTCTTTAATGAAGTTGCACAATTACAAAATCGTTACGGGTTAAACGATACGGATCGATTAACTGAATATCATCGAGCATGGTGGTCAGATGTTATTAAAACGCAAGCCGATAAAATGGGATATGATATTCCAGAAAATATATTGAATGTATTAATATATCGTTGGGCATTTTTTGATAAATCAGAAAGTATGACTACACTTAAAAAACAAATTGACAATGCAGAATTTTTAAATTGGGTTCAAGAGTTTGATAAAAATGAATTTAAACGTTATTACAAACAAAACATGGAACCGTTTGAAACATTGTTTTTGCGTCTAGGAGCAGTAGCATTAAAAAATGCAGAAAATTTCTTAGCAGCAAATCCATCAAAAACAGTGCAAGAAATTAAATCAGAATTAGCACAACTCATTCAAGAACTTCAAAATAATCCAAATCCACAAACAGTTTCAAAATTAGAATTAGAACTTAAACGAATTGAACGGTTAGGAGGATTTGATGCAATTGTTCCGTCAGAAGGCGTAGTATTTACTTATGGCGGCAACACATACAAGTTAACAGGAGCATTTGCACCAGTTAATCAGATACTAGGCGTATTGAAATATGCACGTTGATATATTTATATTAAAATTGGAATTTAATCATGGCTGAACGACACAAAAGCAAGTATAAAAAACCAGAAAATGCAAAACCTACTCGGCGCAAGGATCTTAAAGATTATACGCACGATGATAAAGATGGAGCATTGAATCCATATTCTACAAGAAAACGTCAAGAAAAAGTTGCTCGAAAAACAGATAAAGCTGTACAAGATGACGGCAAAATGTTTCCTAAATATACCGATAAAGATCGATTGTATAAAAAAATTGAAGATGGCGAATATGATCCAAAACATGCAATGAATGTTTTACGTAAACGTCAAGAAACAGATACTGATGAATATTTTGATACTCGCGAAAAAATTGATCATGGCGTAACAACGTCAGAATTACAAGAACGAATCAATAGATTATCACCAAAACAACAAGAACAATTAGTTAGAGAATATTTACGCAGAAAAATTGCCAGAGTATTGCGAGAGCAAGGAGAACCACCTAAACCGGCTGAAGAAGAAAAACCAGAAGATGATGCTGCAGCACCTGGGGGTGCAACACCGGGAGGTGCGACACCACCCACTCCACCAACACCACCAACCACACCTACACCACCTGCACCTGGAGGAGCTGGGGGAGCAACACCACCTGCACCTGCACCCGGAGGAGCTGGAGGAGCAACACCACCTGCACCTGCACCTGGAGGAGCTGGGGGAGCTGCACCTGAAAAGAAATCGCCCGAAGAAAAAGAAGCAGAAAAAATTGTTACGATAAAAAAGTGGTTAGAATTTTTGAAAACTAAACAAGAAAAAGGTCCTAATACTTTGATAACGACTGCAATTGCACCTTTATCTACAATGATTCAAAAACTTAGTCCAAAAGATGCAGCTGCTGCTAAAAAATTAGCTATTCGACAAATTAGAAACATAACTATCGAAACACCTTCTGAAGACGAAGAATCTTAAAATTAAACAAGTTATATGACAAAAAAGTTACAAAACATTAAAGCTGTTCAACAAATGTTGGACGGAACTCATAAGTTTCAAACCAAAAAAACAGTTGGCTTTTCTGATGTAAAATCTAAACAATCTGAAATTCGCGAAGTAGGCGATATCTGGGAAGAAACAGATGCTCACGGAAATACGTACGTTGTAGAACAGCGTGATGGTTTTAGAATTCGCAAAACAAAAAATTCTGATTTGTTTCAAACCGTACGAGATGAATTACAATCATTTCCAAATTGTAGAAAAGACGTATGTACGTGCATTGGCACCCATCAATTAGATCAAAAAATGAGAAAAATTCATGGAATGTGTTTTGATTGCGTAATCGAAATGGAACATGAATTAAAAAAAGCTGGCCAGTATGAAGAATACGAACGAAATAAAATTCGAGAAAATGCATTAGCTTGGTTACGCGATGCTGAACGAGATGTTGAATTATTAAAACAAACATATACACAAACTCAACAATTTGTAGCAAATTCAGATGGACATGTAGAACATTGGTCAGCAAAAATGACTGCAGAAGAATTTGAAAATACTATACAACGTCAATTTGATCAATTCAAAGAAAAATTTTTAGCTAATTTAAATAAAGAACAAAAACAAGATGAAAACAATTAAAAAATATTGGGGCATCATAGTTGGTGCAATCTTAACAATTATTGCAATTATTTTTGCAACTGACAAATATAACAAAAAGAAAATTACAAAAATTGATAAAAAAATTGATGATAATAATCAACAATTTGATGTAATTCAAGGCAAAACCGAAATAATTGATAAACAACGAAACAATGTTAAACAACAAATTGATAAAACTAAAACAGATATTGAAACATTGCAAGACGCAAAAGACAATATACAAGCAACGGAATTGCCAGTTGATCAAGCCAAACAAAACATTTTAAACAAAACACGTCGCGGACGAAAATCAAAAAAATAACATGAAACGATTATTAATTATACTTTTATTTCCTTTGTTTGCATTTACGCA